GTTTATGTTTACTGTCGAATCAGTTATTATTTGATTTGCGCTACCTTGAGCGTTTACACTTACCGTATGTAACGTATTGTTTGAATCGTCTTTTATTACGACTGTACTATCCGAAATTACTTGACTTGCTGAACCTTCCGCATTGACTGAAACCGTGTGTAAGACATTCGATGAATCGTCGGTAATTGTTACCGTACTATCTGCAATCGCTTGAGTAGATGAACCCTCCGCTAACACGGACACACTATGTAACACGTTGCCGTTATCGTCTGTGATGCTTACTGTACTGTCAGAGATAGGTTGGTTAAGTGTGTCACCACTTGAGATGGATCCTGAATAAAGGATTGTAGATTCTGAATCAACTATTGTATAGGTTGCCGGTGAACATAAATCGCCATCGATTTGATCATAGTCATAATTTTCTAAAGGCAATCCGCAAATACCATCACGGTCACGAACCAAGAAATTAACTGTCATTTCATGGCCTGCAACCTCATCACCACCACGGTTAATGAATTTCGTAACTGTGCATGATTGAACTCGGCCGATTGACTGCCACCTTGTAGAGTTATTCATGATGTTGAATATATCTCTGCAAGTCTGCAAAGTATCTGATTCGACATCGTTAAGATTGGACCAATCCTTGAACAGTTTATCAGCTACATAAATGCGTAAAGATAGCTGCGTTTGATTTCTAAGTATTGAAGACGTAGGGTAAAAGCAACCCATTAAAGGGTAATTGAGCCTGTTTTCTTTATAGGCCCGTAGGAAATCACCCCAAAAAAAGCTATTTATTTGGAGGTGTGCCTGCTGAATTTCTAACAGTTCTAACCGTATCTGATTTACGCTTTTTATCATCGTAATACTTTTCTAATTTTTCCCTTGTTTTCTTCTGTATCTTCATTAGCAAAATCTTATCCTAACCCTTTTGGCTCCAGAATCAGGCAATATATCGCCTATCTCACAATCAGGGTTGTTATATTCAGGATAAATATCACAATTTTCTTTTAAATAGCCAATCAATTGAAGGCGATAAACATCAATATCTTTAAATAAATCATCACTCAATGAGTTCATTTCTGACTCAGTTAAAGGATTCATGTGTTCATCGCGTGTAGTTCCTGCCGTTTTCGACCGGATCTCATATGTCAGATGTTTGATTATTCGATAATCTACCGAAGCAATCAACCAAGGAGTTATCCAATCGTCCAAAAGCGTTTCTTCATTAGCGTTTAAATCGCTGTTGTTCACCCCCTCAATCAATCGATTAAATAATGAAGTCCCCAAAATTGGTTTCAGCATCGTATCCTGGACCCTGATAATAGTCGTTGCAACAATATTATCTTCAACGTTGTAATTCGTGTAACCTCTTTCCTTGATTGTGTCTATATTTATTAAGTGTGCTATCATCGTATTTCTGTAATTATAAAGTTCAAATTCTCTACGGTTATATTAGTTACTGCACTTGTGTTGGCTGCATGAACCTCTAAATAGTCACCTGAATCCATTGTAACTACACAAAAGAAAGTGATATTTTCAGCCCTTCCCCCTGTGTTGGCAGTTGCTTTGGTTCGTGAAGGTGTCCGTATTCCTGCAAGTTGTGAATCATAAAAACCAAATTCGCAAACGTTATTATTTCCACTTGTGAAATCCAATGTCGCTTGAATCAAATACTTTCTACTAATTACAGCGTCACAAGTCAATCGGTTATTTGAATGACTGAACTTTGAATTGTCAGCACTTGCCGTTGTCGTCCCCGCTACTTTATAAAATGTATTCGTTGCACCCACAGTTGTAGCCGTTGCGTTGCCTTGCATATAAAGCTGACCATTTACAGCCGTGTTTATTATCCCGACACAAGAAGTAAACAAAGCATCGTTTGAAGTATGGTCTACACCTGTCAAGTAAGTACCACCACCCGCAAAATTTACCGTATCTAAAATGTAGGATTCTGTTGGTATGGTTGCCGAAGCATCGACATCTATTCCTGTCTGTCCTGACGTTACAACAAAAGACGAATAGATAATTCTGAAACGTCTTGTAATAGTCAACGTTGCTGGTAATATAAAGGCCGTATTCGTTCCATTGACATCAAATAAACATTGTGACATTCCGACTGTTCCAATACTACCGTCAAACGTTAGCCCACCTGAATTTAAGAAAGCCGAATCAGCCATGATAAAATTGGAATAGTCTTTAATTGTACCTACCGTGTTGCAATCAGTAAAGTTTACACCAAACCAATCTAAAGCCGTAGTAGTTCCGTCACCATCTAAATCCAAAGCAACATCCGCTTCTATGGTTATATTCCTAATAGGCAACGAATAGACCGATGTAATTAAGGCCGTACCCGTTAACCCCGTAGATTTGATTCTACAATTCTCAGATGAACCGCCTATAATAGTAGTGTTCACCCCACATACTAAACGATCACCAAGTAAGTCAACATCAGTAGTAAAGAAATAAGTTAAATTATCCTCTAAAGTAATTACACCTGCGACGGCTGTTGGCAAATCATATTTTGTATGAATCCATTTAAGATTTTTTATCTTATCCTGAATCAGCCACCTCATCTTTTAACTGTTATAACTTGATTCCATTGATGTCTGCATGAAGGCGTATTCTTTTCTGTCTCTGGGTTATGGTACCATCCACCTCTATAACTCCAAACGTCCCGCTCAACAGCTGAGCTAATCGCGTTTATTTCTTCTCTTGTATAAAGTCTATCCAATTGCATAAGACGCTCACAGAAAGGCCGAGATTTGCCCCCAATTAAATCAGGTGCATCAGGCCTCTTTTCATAAGAGTACATTACTTCCAATTCAGACAAAACAACAGATGCTTTTACGCCTTTTTCTGTAACCTCCCAATCATTCAAATAACCATTCTCGGCTAACTTGAATAATCGATTAGATAAGAAGTTGCCCCCCTTACCGATAGCCTTTGAGACAGCGTCATAACTTTCACCGTTACGAATCATTTGTAATATGTTTCGGTCATCATCTGTAAGGACCAATTCAAAACGTTCCTTCATGAACTGATTCTTGTACTCGGATTCGTTATCTTCAAATGAAGTATAGCTCCTTGAGTCAAGAATTACAAAAGAATCTCTTTCAGATCCTGACGAGGCGAACATTTCTGCTATTTTGTCGGTCTGTTCTTTACTGAATTGGGTAGGTTCTGCCGATGCCCTTGGTAATTTGTCACCATCAGCGATGGGCTGCAAAGATGCTAAAGCTCTAATTTCATTTACAGTTAAATTCTCAAGGACCTTATTAGCAACTAATGGACTCATTCCATTCAATGCTGCACTTGTACGGTTAACTTCCTCGACATTTTGCTCTAATGTAAGTACATATTCGTTGAATTTAAGCCCTAATTCAGCTTTATTCAAACGATTATAAGCCCAATTTAAACCCTCTTCATACCAAGTTTGTTTCGCTTTAGAGTAATTATCCTGGAATAATTTGAATGCTACGGTCATTTCCTCTTTAGAACCGAATAAAGTTTCAGATAAAACACCAAATAATGCAGGGGAAATAACACCGTGGGCAATCATTATTTTTCTGATTGACTCTTTTCCTGTCTCGATGTACCTTTTATCGAGGTCGTTTCCGTTCATTTGGCTAATCTCAGGTGCGCGGTCCTTTCCATCAGCAAACAAAACAGTAATACCGCCCTGAGTATCTCGGTCGGTTGCCTCGTCTTTAATCCTTTTTATTATCTTGTTTTCCTCATCTTGTGAATCCGGGACACCATTTAGCAAAGATATAACCGTCCCACCTTTGTAACCGTTAACAGTTTCTGAGTAGGTATAGTAATCCATCTCAATACCTGCCATGATCTGAGTTATCGCACCTGAGTAACCAGGAGCAGGATAATATGAAGATGTCAGCCCGATAGTCTTTTGATTCTTTTCTAACTTCCTCTGCTTAGGTCTTTGGATATTATAGAAAATACATTCAGTATCATTCTCTAAATCTACATGGAAGATGCTTTTAATATGTCGGTACCCTGTCTTTTCTGCTGATTGCTGTGACTTGCTCCAATCATCTGAGTAACTAAAGAATACACCGCC